GAATCTTTACCTGTATCTTTAATTGGTATGAATTCTAATTTGATGAAACAATATTTAGAATTTGTGACAGATGGTCTATTAGTTAAATTTGGATGTAAAAAACAATTCAACGTTGAACAACCATTCAAATTTATGGAACAAATTGCTGTTGAGACTAAAGGAAACTTTTTTGAATCAAGAACAATGGAATACCAAAAGGCTAAATTAGGTGAATCACTAACATTCACTGACGATTTCTAATTAAAAAAACATGATGTCATTAAAAATTAAAAAAAGAGGGGGAGATGAAGTTTCATTTAACCCCCAAAAAATTTACAATAGAGTTAAACGAGCGTCTAGAGGGTTAAATGTTAACTCAGACGAGATTTTCATTAAAGTAATTACTTCAGTACCAACTGAAGGGTTCATTACTACTAAAGAGTTAGATAAATTAGTATATGAAATAGCTGCGTCTTATACAGGTAGTCATCACGACTACTCAAGATTGGCGTCATCTGTTGCTATTTCCGCATACCATAAAGAAACTGATGAAAGTTTTTGTAACACAATGCACACCTTACACGTTGATGGTGTCATTAATGATAAGTTAATGGAAACTATTGAACTTTATGGTACTGAAAATATTGATTCTGTAATTAATCACGAGAATGATTACAATTTTGATTATTTTGCTTGGCGTTCATTACAAGAAATGTATTTGTTGAAAACTCCTGAAGGTAAGGTAATTGAAAGACCACAACATATGTATATGAGAGTTGCTCTATGGGTGACTAAATCATTTGAAGAGGCGGTGGAATATTACAATTCTTTATCAAATCAACTTATTTCACCTGCAACACCAATTATGATTAATGCGGGTACTAAAACACCTCAACTAGCGTCTTGTGTATTGAAATACAATCATGGTGATTCAAGAGAAGGTTTATTACAAACATTGAATGATATCTCAACTTATTCATCAGACGCTGCGGGTATTGGATTATGTATGTCTAACATTCGTAGTAAAGAAAGTCGTATTAATTCATCAGGTGGATTTGCGGGAGGTTTATTAAAATACCTTAAAATTGTAAATGAATCACTACGTTTCTTTAACCAACAAGGAAGAAGACCGGGTAGTGCTGCTATCTACATTGAACCTTGGCATAAAGACATTATTGATTTACTTGATATTAAAAAGAACACAGGTGCTGAAGAGATGAGAGCAAGAGATTTATTCACGTCAATTTGGTTACCGGATAACTTTATGAATGCGGTTAAGAATAATGGTGATTGGTATTTGTTCTGTCCTAATGACATTAAAAAGGCCGGTATCAAACCATTACAGGAAACTTATGGTGATGAGTATGAGACAAACTATAACAAAGCGGTTGAACTTGGACTTGGTAAAAAAGTAAAAGCACAAACAATTTGGAATAAGATTATTGAATCTCAGGTTGAAACAGGAGTTCCTTACTTATGTTCTAAGGATAGTGCTAACAGAAAAACTAACCATCAAAACATCGGGGTGATTAAACAATCTAACTTATGTAATGAGATTTACCAATATACTGATGAGGAAACAACTGCAATCTGTACGTTATCTTCTATGGTATTGAAAAACTTTATTATTAAAGGAGAGTTTGATTTTAACTTACTTTACAATGAAGTTAGAAAAGTTGTGAGAGCACTTAATAAAGTTGTTGACATTAATAGTTATTCAACCGAACAAGGTAGAAAAGGTGGTTTAGAACAAAGAGCGATAGCTATTGGTACTCAAGGGTTGGCAGATGTATTCTATTTAATGGATTTTATTTTTACATCTGAAGAGGCAAAGAAACTTAACAAAGATATTTTTGAAACAATCTATTTTGCTGCAATCACGGAGAGTTCTTATTTATGTCAACAAGGTTTATACAAACCGTATAAATTCTTCAAAGGTTCACCAATGTCTAAAGGAGTATTCCAATTTGATATGTGGGGAATGAATGAGGATAATTTATCAGGTCGTTGGGATTGGATGGGATTGAAAGATAAAGTTGCTGAATATGGGGTTTGTAACTCATTATTCACCGCTCAGATGCCGGTGGCATCTTCAGCAAAGATTACAGGTTCATTTGAAATGACAGAACCAGCTCACTCGGCGTTATTTAACAGACGTGTGGTTGGTGGAGAAATTCTTATTGTAAACAAATATTTAATTACTGATTTTGAAAAATTAGGGGTTTGGAGTGAAGATTTAAAGAATGAAATTATCATGAACGAAGGGTCTATCCAAAATATTAATTTCAATCAATATCTTGATGTTGAAGATAAAAATTACAACAAGAAAGTTAAAAGAATTGAACACTTAATACCAAAATACAAAACAATTTGGGAAATATCTCAAAGAGAACTTATTGATATGGCGGCTGACAGAGCACCGTTTATTGACCAATCACAATCAATGAATATCTATATGTCGGAACCAACGTTATCAAAAATTTCATCATCTCATTTTCATTCATGGGGTAAAGGATTAAAAACTCTTTGTTATTATGTTAGAACTAAAGCGATATCTACCGGAGCAAAACACTTAGCGGTTGATATTTCAAAAGTGAATCAATCAACTATTAAACAAGAAAAACCAAAAGTGAATCTTGTTGAACCTACAGTAAAACCAACAGATTCAGAATTTGAATGTTTTGGGTGTGGTTCATAATAAAATTACCGATAATTATATTAATCCCGGCAATGTCGGGATTTTTTATTTTTAGGTATTTATAAGAAATAATCATAACACTATAATTATAGATATGGCAAACGGAACAACATATGGTATTAATTTTCCTTTTAGGGACTCAGTTAAAGGTGACTATTTACAACTAACTGAACTTGAAGCACAAGAAATTAAAGCGGATTTAATCCACTTACTTTTGACTCGAAAAGGTTCAAGATATTATTTACCAACATTTGGTACAAGACTTTATGAATTTTTGTTCGAACCATTTGATGGTTTAACATTTGATGCTATTGAATCTGACATTCGAGAGGCTGTTGGTACCTTTATGCCGGGTTTATTATTAAACCAAATTACAATAAGTCCTGCTGACCCTCAAGAAGAAGTTGATATTGCAACAGGTACTGCAATAGTGGGTAGTAGTGAATCGTCAATTTATAGATTCCCGGGTAAGGGAACTTCAGAATATACCGCAAAAATAAAAATAGATTACTCAACCGATAAATCAACTTTTGGTCCGAGTGATTTCGTTATCATTAATATTTAATATTGTATGGCAAATCGTAATATATCATATACTACAAGAGATTATCAGGGAATAAGAACTGAGTTATTAAACTATGTAAGAACTTACTACCCTGAATTAATACAGGACTTCAACGACGCTTCTGTGTTCTCTGTGTTCTTGGATTTGAACGCTGCGGTTGCAGATAACTTACACTACCATATAGATAGAAGTATTCAAGAGACCGTTTTACAATATGCACAACAAAGGTCGTCTATCTATAATATTGCTCGAACTTATGGTTTAAAACTACCGGGGCAAAGACCATCAGTATCTTTAGTTGATTTTTCAATTACGGTTCCTGCTTTTGGGGATAAAGAAGATGAAAGGTACTTAGGGACATTAACTAGAGGTTCTCAAGTTGTCGGTGCTGGTATTGTGTTTGAAAACATATATGATGTTGATTTTACTTCACCATACAATGCTCAGGGTTTTCCTAATAGGTTAAAAATACCAAACTTCAATGCTAATAATGTGTTGATTAATTATACTATAACTAAAAGAGAATTAGTAGTTAATGGTATTACTAAAGTATTCAAAAGAGTTATTACTCCGAATGATGTTAAACCATTCTTTGAATTATTCTTACCTGAAAAAAACGTATTAGGTATAACTAGTGTTTTATTAAAAAGTGGGACTGAATATACTAATGTTCCATCTACTTCAGAATTTTTAGGGGTGTCAAATAAATGGTACGAGGTTGATGCACTTGCGGAAGACCGAGTATTCATTGAAGACCCAACAAAAGTATCAGACCAACCGGGTATTAAAGTTGGAAAGTATATCCAAACATCTAATAGATTTATTACGGAATATACTCCAGAAGGATTTAAGAAAATGACATTTGGTGGTGGTACAAATACCGCTCAAGATTCATTAGACCAATTTACAACAGTTGGTGCAACAATTGATTTACAAAGATATTCAAACAATTTCTCATTAGGGTCTGCGTTAACTCCTAACTCAACACTATTCATTCAATATCGAGTTGGTGGTGGATTGGCAACAAATTTAGGGACAAATGTTATTAATCAAATTGGTACTGTAAACTTCTTTGTAAACGGACCATCTGAAACAACAAACTCATCGGTGGTTAATTCATTAAGATGTAACAACGTGACTGCGGCAATTGGAGGTTCGGGT